AAATGTACGGTTTAGCCGCTAACGCAGAACCTGGAGTGTAATTTCTCTGTAGTGTTTGTCGTAGGCAACGGCAAGAGCCGTGAACCGATCAATCTACAACATCTAAAACAGTTTGGAAAAGTATATGCGTGTAACGCAGTATACAGAACCTTCAGACCTGACTATCTAGTTGCTGTTGATGTTAAAATGATATTAGAGATAACACAACATAGATGGCAATTAGACAATGAAGTATGGACTAATCCTAATAGATCATACAATGCAATACCAAATTTAAATCTTTTCAACCCTAGTAAAGGTTGGAGTAGCGGTCCTACAGCATTATGGATGGCTAGTCATATGCACGGATATGACGAAATATATGTGTTAGGCTTTGATTTTAGGGGTACTAAAGACGTAAATGGTGAATATAAACGTGTAAACAACATATATGCTGACACACAAAACTATAAAAAGAGCTATGATCCTGCTACATATTTCGGAAATTGGGAAAGACAAACATTAACTACAATGAAAAGTCATCCAGATACGAGATATATAAGAGTAGTTGAGGAAGGGGATTCTTTTATACCAAAATCATTAAAGGACGTTCCGAATTTAGAACACTCAACGGTGTCAGAATTCAAAGAATTCTGGCAGATAACCTGATATCAAGTCAAAACGGCTCGTTTTGAGCCTATTATCCATACATATATTGTAAAAAATGTAAATATGTTTACAGCCTTACGAACATACAAGGAGAAACTAATGGCAGATATCAATAAAATTGAAGCAATGCTTGAAAAACTCGTAAACGAGGACAAAGCAGGTGCTGAAGAACTATTTCACGAGTACGTGATAGAAAAATCAAGAGAAATTTATGAAAACCTACTAGAAGATGATCTAGACATTGATGAAGCGTCTAAGGACGAAGAAGTTGATGAAGCTAGTGATGAAGAAGTAGATGAAGCATCAAAAGACGACGAAGTAGAAGAAGCTACAGATGAAAAAGAAGTAGAAGAAGCTACAGACGACGAAAAAACTGATGAAAACTTTGCAGAACCTGAAATGGAAGCACCTATGGACGACATGGGCGGTGATCCAGCAGACGACATGATGGGCGACATTGAAGCCGGTGATGACGAAGAAGGTGATGACATGGGCGACGAAGGCGAAGAAGAGCTAGAAGACCGTGTAGTTGATTTAGAAGACGCTTTAGATGACTTAAAAGCAGAATTTGAAAAAATGATGGGTGATGAAGACAAAGGCGACGACGAAGCAGGCGATGACATGGATATGGACGCAGGCGACGACGAAGGTGATGCTGAAGAAGAAGCATTAGTACCAGCTGAAGAATTTGCACCTATGGAAGCTTCAGACGATGAAGTAGAAGAATCTGTACAGAAATCCGCAACAGAACAGATGCGTGAGTATGTAGAGAAAGTGGCTGAGCCAAAAGGTGAAGACCACAAAGCGAAATCACCAGTTGCATCAAAAAATGATATGGGCGGAACAAGCTCTAACATTGCACAAGGTGGTGACGAGAGTGGCGGCAAGGCACAAGCACCAAAAGAAGATAACGCAGGGAACGTAAATGTACCAGGCGGTAAAGCATCAAAGTCGATGACTAAGAATACAAAAGGTCATGGCGCTGAGAAAAAAGGTGCAGGTGAAACTGCTACTGACAAAAAGTCTAACATCGGATCATAAGGAAACTTATAAATGCGAAACTTAACTGAAACTCTATCCTTCGACCAAGCTCAAATGGTTGTTGAGACAACTGAAAACGATACTGGAGGCAAAGACCTTTATCTAAAAGGAATTTGTATACAAGGTGGTGTGCGTAATGCAAACCAAAGAGTTTATCCTGTTAGTGAGATCAGTAGGGCTGTAACTACGCTCAATGATCAAATAAGCGGCGGGTATAGCGTATTAGGTGAAGTTGACCATCCCGAAGGACTTAATATTAACCTTGACCGTGTAAGTCATATGATTACTAATATGTACATGGACGGAAACAACGGTTATGGCAAAATGAAAATTTTACCTACCCCAATGGGAACACTAGTTAAAACAATGCTTGAAAGCGGAGTGAAACTTGGTGTTTCCAGTAGGGGTTCTGGTAATGTATCAGAAAGCGGAAGCGGTGAAGTTTCAGATTTTGAAATTATCACAGTGGATGTAGTTGCACAACCCAGTGCACCGGGGGCGTATCCTACGCCCATTTACGAGCATTTAATGAATGCACGTGGCGGGTACAAGGCATACGAACTTGCACAGGCAACGAAACAAGACGACAAGGCACAGAAATACTTAAAGGAATCTCTAGTTAATATAATTAGAGGCCTCCAGTAATAAGGAGAAAAGAATGTTGGATGCATTAAAAACACTCTTTGAAGGATCTGCACTAAGCGAAGAAGTGAAAGCAGAAATTCAAGAGGCTTGGGACGCGAAGATCAAAGAAAATCGTCTTGCGGCAACAGCTGAACTCCGTGAAGAGTTTGCTCAAAAATATGAGCATGACAAGCAGTTAATGACTGAAGCAGTAGATAAAATGCTTGAGACAAAACTGTCCGAAGAAATTGCAGAGCTTGCAGACGATCGCAAGCAACTAGCAGAAGCTAGAGCAAAATATGCAGTAGCTATGCGTGAAAACGCTGGCAAACTAAAAGATTTTGTGCTACATCAGTTAGGCAAAGAAGTCGGTGAACTTCACGAAGATCAAAAAGCTCTTGCTACAAACTTTTCCAAGCTCGAAGAATTTATTGTTGAAGCTCTAAGTAAAGAACTTGCAGAATTCTACGAAGATAAGAAAGATTTAGCAGAAACTAAAGTTCGTTTAGTACGCGAAGCTAAATCCCACTTAGCTAAAGTGAAAAAAGACTTCATCCAAAAATCTTCAAAAGCTGTAATGGAAGCAGTTGACAAAGGTCTTAATAAAGAGTTGAGTGCTCTTAAAGAAGACATCGAGTCAGCTCGCAAAAATGACTTTGGACGTAGATTGTTCGAAGCATTTAGTAATGAGTACACAAATTCATATCTAAATGAAAAGTCAGAAACGGCTAAATTGTTGAAAGTTGTTGACGTAAAAAATAAACAACTGGAAGAAGCAAAAGCGACAGCAGATGAAAAGGCAAAATTAGTTGAAGCAAAAGAAGCTGAAATTAAACGTGCAAAAGATCTAGTTGAACGCAATGAAGTACTAAACAGTCTTGTTGGACCTTTAAACAAGGACCAAAAAGAAATAATGACAGACTTACTGGAATCGGTTCAGACTGCAAAATTACAAGGTGCTTTTGACAAGTACCTACCAGCAGTTTTAGCAGGTAACACTCCAGAGAAGAAGAAGGCGACACTCACAGAAGGCAAAGAAATCACAGGCAACAAAGAAACAACTATCGATAGTAATGACGCTAGCCAGAACTACAGTAATGTAGTTGACATTAAACGGCTTGCGGGAATTAATTAAGGAGAAAAATAATGTCAGAACTATTAGAAGGACGCTGGCAGGATACAAAGAGTGCTCTTCTTGAAGGCTTATCAGGCCACAAGAAATCTGTAATGGATGTTACTTTAGAAAATACTAAAAAGTATTTGGCTGAGAGTTCAACAGCAGGTGCAACTTCTGCAGGTAATGTCGCTACTCTAAACCGTGTTATCCTACCAGTAATCAGACGTGTAATGCCAACAGTTATAGCTAACGAGCTAGTTGGTGTACAACCAATGACTGGTCCAGTTGGCCAAATTCACACACTACGTGTTCGTTATGCAGACACTGTATCTAACGAAGCAAACGCAGGTGATGAGGCTCTAAGTCCATTCAAGATTGCACTTGGTTATTCAGGTGATGAAGCAGGAAACGATGCTGGTAAAGCAAACTCTACTGCGGCTCTTGAAGGATCTGCTGGTAACAGACTAAGCATCCAGATCTTAAAGCAAACAGTCGAAGCAAAAACCAGAAAGCTATCAGCTCGCTGGACTTTTGAAGCGGCTCAAGATGCACAAGCTCAACAGGGCATTGACATCGAAGCTGAGATCATGGCGGCTTTGGCGCAAGAAATAACAGCTGAAATTGATCAAGAGATCCTAGCATCTCTACGTTCATTAGCTGGTACTGCGGCATTAACATACGACCAAAATGCAGTTTCAGGTACAGCAACATTCGTTGGTGACGAACATGCGGCTTTAGCAGTTCAAATCAACAGAGTTGCAAACTTAATTGCACAACGTACACGTAGAGGCGCAGGTAACTACGCTGTTGTAAGTCCATTTGCACTTACAATTCTACAATCTGCAACAACTTCAGCGTTCGCAAGAACAACTGAAGGTTCGTTCGAAGCACCAACAAACACTAAGTTTGTAGGTACATTGAACAACGCTATGAGAGTATATGTTGATTCATATGCGGCTGATGGCGCAGACGTACTAGTTGGTTACAAAGGTTCAAGTGAATCAGATGCACCAGCATTCTACTGCCCATACATTCCATTGATGTCAAGTGGTGTTGTGTTAGATCCATCAACATTCGAACCAGTAGTGAGCTTTATGACTCGTTACGGTTATGTTGAGCTAACAAATACTGCATCATCATTAGGTAATGCGGCAGACTACCTATCTAAAGTGGCTATCACTAACGCAAACGTTAGCTTTAGCTAATCTTAGATTAGTAACTGAATTAAAAAGGGCGGCTTTTGTCGCCCTTTTTTAATGGCTAAATTTTCTGGTTGACTTTTGTTTTCAAATAAGGTATAAACACTAAATAACCTTTAATTTATGAAACATAAACATTTAATAGTACGAGCAGAAGTAAGTAATCCTCCAAGATACGAGCAAAATATTATTGATTGGACCAAACATCTAATAGAGGACATAGGCATGAAGATTTTGCTAGGTCCATATGCAACTTATTGTGATAAAGATGGTAATAAAGGATTTACTTGTGCTTCTATTATTGAAACATCACATGTTATACTTCATACATGGGACGAACAGCGTCCTACTCTAGTACAACTAGACGTATATACATGCAGTGAATTAGATATTACTACAGTATTTGAAGCATTAGATAAATGGGATCCAATTAAAATTGACTATAAATATTTGGATAGAGAAACGAACCTAACTGAGGTATTAGATACTAAATAATATTACGTTCAGGCAAATAGCCCGGAAGTAGCATTAGCGAAGGAACGCACTTAACTGTAAAAAGGAGAGTGTTATGAATCACAAAGACTTCGAACTAGCTCGTAAGAAAATCAAGACAAAATTAGCTCACAAAGCCATAATGGAAAAAATGGCAAAAAATCGCTTGTCTAGACCAAGATGCGAGAAGAATATTTTAAGTGATGACCCAAGATTGCAAAAAATTTAATATTTTGGTAAAAAAAAGGTTGACTTTCTAAGTAAAGTTTGTTATATTACTAACATAAGCAATAAAAGAGTAATTAACTTTTATTTTTTAGTGCATCGAAGAGGCTCTTACCAGAGGGTTGAAGATGACGGCTTAGGGGTGGTACCCAGGCAT